TGCTACACGCAGGTTACAAAATCAGTAAATCCCTCGAAAAATGCATTTTATCGGATAAATAAAAGGAGGATGGTAAATTTATGAATGAAATATGTGAGGTATGTGAGAAAGAGATTGAGGAAGGAACAGGAGATGAATATACAGACAATAGTTGTGGATATGTATTTTGGTTGTGTGATAAGTGTATAGAAGAGTCGGATAAGTATTAAGAATACTAGCAAAACCGTTTTATTTGATCCTAATATAAATAATATCATCTTAAATAGAAAAGAGTAAGTGCATAAATGAGTATAAAGGATAGTTATTATATAAAACCAGTCACACATAAAATAGCAACAGAAATAATTATTGAAAAACACTATTTACATAGAAGAGCATCTTGTGTATTTTCCTTTGGTTTATATGAGAAATTAACAGAGAAAATAGTAGGAGTAATTATTTACGGTATCCCTGCTAGTCCTAATGTATGTAGAGGTATATGTGGTAATGAGCAACAATTAAATGTTTATGAGTTAACTAGGTTGTGGATTGATGATAAAGTGCCTAGAAATGGTGAAAGTTTTTTGATAGGAAACACTATCAAGTTACTCGATAAAGAGATTATAGTATCTTATTCAGAACCAGATCACGGTCATGTAGGTTATGTATATCAAGCAACCAATTGGATATATACTGGATTAACAGCAAAACGTACTAATAGGGTAAAGATAGATGGTTCTACTACTAAACATAATAGACACGCACATGAAGATAAAGAAGATACGGTTTTAGTTCCTAGACCAAGAAAACATAGATACATATATTTTAATTGCAAAGGCAAAAAGAGAAAAGAACTTCTATCTATGCTAAAGTATAATATTGCTCCATATCCGAAATTACATAATATAGCATCTTGACGAGTAATATATAATTATATATAAACTATTGCAAACGAATACATACTATGGTACAATCTTTATATGAATATATGGGAGGTAAAGTCGATGGCAATATTAGAAAACAACCTAAAATGTATGAATTGTGGTCATGAGTTTCAATTAGAGAACTACTCAATAGACGAATTGGGTTATTGTACTACTTGCCCAGAATGTGATGGAAGCTTTGACATTGATTTAGATGAAATGTTGGTCGCTAATAATACAAAAGTAAAAACAAGTGTGGGAGAAATTGGTATTATATGGGGAAATGACGCAGAAGACACAGAAGAATTTAAAAATATTAATTATTGTTTCATTGCGGATCAATTTATCCCTAATGAAGTATGGTCAAATGATATGGAGTGGTTGTTAAGAAAAGATTTTAAAATAATGGAGGCATGAAAAATATATTAGTAACGTTTATAGGGTTAAGGAGATAAGACAAACAGGGTATGAATTGTGTTTAGAACGTAATGAAGAGGGATCATGTATATATGTAGGTCATGTTGTATTCGATGATGCGAAAATAGTATAATAAATATTAACTATGTCCTTCTGTGATAGACATTATAGGCAATTTTTAACCAAATGTCCACCTCTCAAGGACATTTTACCATATCAAATTCTGATTTCATCCCCCAATAATATATTTACTACATATATATAATTTACTTGCACATATTCCTACTTTATGGTATAATTCTTATATCGGGTAGGAATTATTTCAAAAGAAAGAAGGAGAGATGAGAATGGAAAAAGTATTAAGGATTGTTCATCAAATTCAAGGTACATCTGGCAGGAACGATAAAGAGGGTATCCTTTTAGAAAACAGTGAAAATATATTATTCAAACAGGTAATGCAATTTATATACGATCCTTTTATTTTGACGGGTCTGAGTAAAAAGAAAATAAATAAGCTGTTAAAATTACCATCAGAACTATCTACATTAACAATTATTGATGTAATGGATTATCTTAAACTACATAATTCTGGCAGAGATACCGATATTATTTTAGTCCAGAACTTTATTAGATCACAGCCTGAAATATTAAGAGATTTCCTTGTCAAAATCGTTTCTAAGGATCTCAGTATGGGTCTCACAGACGGTACGCTTAATAAGGTATATGGTAGTGACTTCAAACAAACATTCAGTGTTATGTTAGCTAAGAAATTTGAAGATCATAAACAAAAAATCAAAGGTGACTTTGTTGTGAGTGAGAAGCTAGATGGCAACAGATGCGTAGTAGTTAAAGATAATGGTGTTGTAAAATCATTTACGAGACAGGGTAAAAAATATGAAGGATTGGAGGAAATCGAACAAGACATTGCAAATCTAAAAGAAGACAATATTGTTTTTGATGGGGAGTTAATTGCAGATATACAGGGCAGCACAATTGAGATTTATGCTGAGACAACATCAAAAGCTAGAAGCAAGGGGTCAAATAAAAAAGGGTTAGTATATCATATTTTTGATATGTTGCCATTAGAAGATTTCCAAAACGGAAAGTCTAAAACTGATTGCGTTTTCCGCAAACTAATGCTAACAACAGTTTTTGAGAATAATACATTCCTACATTGTAACGAAGTTAAGTCTCTGTATATAGGAAGTGATCTATCAGAAGTTGAAAAGTGGATGATTTGGGCTAAGGAAAAAGAAGTAGAAGGATTAATGGTTAATATGGATAAACCTTATATCTGTAAGCGTTCAGACTCCATTCTAAAGGTTAAAGTGATGTCTACGTGTGATATTAGGGTAATTGGTTTTGAAGAGGGCACAGGCAAGTATGAGGGCAAATTAGGAGCTTTGATTGTTGATTATAAAGGGTTTAATTGCGGAGTAGGGTCGGGCTTCACAGATTCCGATAGATCATATATCTGGAACAACAAAGAAGAGTATTTACAGAGAATAATTGAGGTTCAATACTTTGAAGAAAGCAAGAATGCTCAAGGAGGTATTAGTCTTAGATTCCCAATCTTTAAGAAGCTTAGAACAGATAAGAGTACACCCAGCTACAATTAAAAGACTAATTTCCTGTGCTTTTAGAAAGGAGATAATATGATAGATAATAAATGCCCTATTTGCGGAGAGTTGTTTGATAGTATGGAAGTAACTATTAAAAGAACAGAACCATATGAAGGTATAGATGTGCTTATTTTTGATTGTCCTTGTTGTGGGGAAGAAATTAGTAGCTTGCAGTGTGATTAAAAGGACTATTTTATAAGGAAAGAAGGTGAATATCATTAACAACAATTCCTCAAGCTCAAGTGGCATTGGAATCGGTACAGTAATAGCAATCATATTGTCATGGACAACAAATCATTCAATATTATGGGCAATCCTACATGGAATTTTTAGTTGGTTCTATGTGATTTATTGGGTTATTCAATATAAATAATACATACTATGAAATTATGGTTTCGTGGGAGGAGGGAACGATATGAATAATTATGTAATAGGTATAGATTTAGCAAAAGAGAATTCTGATAATACATGTGTGTGTTTCCAATTTGTAAATTCTTGTCTAGAAGAAATGAAAGAACTATGGAAAATTGGTGATGAATATCCTTTGCCGGAGTTTAACAAAAAGAGATTGGGATTACATAAAGAAAGCAAACTAATTGTATCTTCAATATATGAAAATAATAATCAAGAAGTATTCATGAATATGCTAGTACGATAAAAAGAACATTTTATTTGGAAAGGAATTAAAAATGGATAAAATACATGAACAATTATTATTATATGCATTATTAGGAATGGCTGTAGAGGTAAACAATGATACGATGACTGATGTAATTATTGACGCACTAGATGGATATGAGTTGATGGATCAATATAATAAGTATGTTGGAGAAGGTATTAAGTTTAGGATGGAGTTACTTTAAAAGATACATTTTATGTTGGAAAGGAGAGTTATTTGATGGATTTCCAAAAAGAAATAATGACTACTCAAGTGCCAGATGAATTTAAGGAGAAAATGAATTGCCATAAGGATGAATTATCACTTAAAAATGTTCTTCATAGAATTAAAATTAGATTAAAGTACATTGCCATTGGAAAGAAGATAAATTGAATAGTTGAAGGGAGATGATACTATGATTGATACAAAAATTAATTTATGTGATACTTGCGTCTTTGAGATACCTACTTGTGATGGTTGTGGAGAAAATCACTATGGAATTGAGTTTGGAGATGGTTTTGGGAATGATAACATAATTAAGTGCCCTGTTTATATAAAATGTAAATAGATAATATAAAATCTGGCTTTGATGCTATTAAGAAAGGATGAAGAAAGTGAAAGATGGTTTAGCTTTATTTTACATAAAAGATGATACCTTATATCCAGTAGCAATGACTAAAGAGCAAGTAGATGTGTTCGAAATGCTTCAAGGTTTAATTCCTGGGAAATTGAGAGTTTGTTCAGACAAACCACAAGGAAGTGCTATTAATTTAATAGATAAGTAATACATCGAAAACTAGATTTTATGCTAATATAAATAAATTTAGGAAGAAGGACATATTAAATGGAAAAGTATTTTATTGTAACGGAACAATCAAAGCTTCATAAAGACTATTTTACTCATAAGAACAATGAGGAAAAATAAACATAATTTCTAAGGATTTTATGGATAAATATGAAATAGATACGCATTCATATTATTGTTCAAACTCAGCTTTTTACATAGTCCCAACTGAAAAAGACTTAGAAAAGTTTGGCAAAATACTATGTAAACCTGTAGATAACGGATTAATGGCATTTAAGAAAACTTCAAAAATAAATAAAGCATGGGTTGATTTATTAGAAGAAAAACAAATTGCTCCTACTCATAAACCATTTATTCAATTCTATTTTGATAGGGGTTATGGAAAAACAAGAAACAGGTTATTTAATATTGGTGATACGGTTTATTGTTCATTTGAAGGTGAACATGATTTTAGTAATCCAGAAGGATTTGAAGAAATTAAAGGTAGTGAATTCTTTAAGATTGTAGAAGAAGAAAATGAAAAAAGAAAAATAGAATCCCTATAGAACTGATCTTTGATGGTATTAGAAAGAGGAAGGAGTGAATTTGTGAATTATATTAATTGTGATAAGTGTAAATATAAAGATAAAAATATCGGTTGCAATGCTAAAAAATGCTATAGTCCAAGTAATATATTTTATGGAGCATATAATAAAATTCATTTACTGTTAAATGCTATGATAAAAAGAACTCCTTGTAATCACCCCACAAGTAAATGCAGTTTCAGGGCGATGAAAAAATACTGTTCATTGTGCAAAGGTGGTTGTGATAATCGTTAAAATTAACCTTTCAAGGGAGATGAATAATAATAATGAATTTATATGATACATATGACGATGCTCATCGTTGTCAAGGGTTGCTTGATAATAGATGTTCAATAAGACATTTCTCAAAACCAGATAGATATTTACTTAGAAATTCTGGTTGGCATATGTTTGTTATTGATTTTGACTCAGAATATGATTGGACAGGTTTAAGACATGTTGCCAAAATTGAATATTGTCCTTTTTGTAGTAAGGAATTAGAAGATTTTTTAACCAAATAAAAAACTGATTTCATATGGAGAAAGGAGTAAAATTGACTACTAAAAGCATAGGTTCCCGTGAACAAAGTAGAATAAACCATAGAATAAACGACAATAAAATCGTAGAAAGACGATGCACTCAATGTTCAAATTGGCTAGAAGAAAATACGGATAACTTTTATATGCAAAATAAGTCTAAACCTGAAATGGGATTCACCCCTCGATGTAGAAGCTGTACACGAATAAATGCTAATGAACATAGAGAAGAGAATAAAGAAGACTATATAAAGTATAGTTATGAATACCGTAAAACTAATAGAGAAGAGGACAATGAGAAACATAAAAAGATAGCTAGAAGTAGGGTAAGGTATAAAGACTATCTCAGTAACTATCTTAAAGGATGGTATAAAAGAGAAGAAAATAAAGGTAAACAACTTACATATGGGTTAAATCATAGAAATCATGAAATCTCTGAAGCAGAGTGGAAAGCATGTCTAAAGGCGTTTGATTACAAGTGTGCTTATTGTGGATTACCAATGGAAGACCATATTATAATCAGAAAAGGTAAGTCAGTGTTTATGAATTTTCATAAAGAACATGTCGATGATAATGGTTATAATGATTTGAGAAATTGTGTTCCGTCATGTCGAAGTTGTAACAGTCACAAGCATATGGGTAGTTTAGATGATTGGTATAAGATACAAGAGTTTTTCACAGAAGATAGATATAATAAAATAATTTGGTGGACTACTGAAGGTTATAAAAGTTATATACAAGACAGACCTCCATATAGAATTGCAAAGAAACGAAATGACATTGATGGTAAGTTTTATTGGAATTTATGGAGTGTTGATGAGAAACGCAACTTAGTAGAAATAATTGTGACTAAAAGAAAAAGAAGTGATCTAGATGATGATGTAGAGAAATATATGTCTAAAGTACAATAAACAGAGAATTTTAAAGGAGTAATTATTATGGAATTCATTTCAATCAAAAATAAGAAAGCTGATATTAACTGTTGCCCTCAATATTTACATAAACCATTGAATATGAATAAATCTGTAATTGAGATAGGAAAACCACTATCAATAAGATATGAAGTTGGTTCATGTTTTGGTCATGAGATGGTTATTGGTATTGAATATCTTAATAAAACAGCTATGAGAGTAGAGACACAAAATAAAATATGGATTATATCCTAAGAAAACTCATGTTTTAAAGGGAAGGAGAGATTATGGATTATAAAGAAGCAAGTAACTATTTAAACATGATAGGTTATCACTCAATTGTTAAAGAAGCCTCTCCTGAAGATGTAATTGATGTGGCAAATCAATTAAAAAAAGATAATGATGAGAGATACCACGTTCCAAGTATAATGGAATTTCTAAAGATATTAATAGGGAAGTAATATTAGCCCCATAAATCATAATTTTGAAGCTAATATGAAAGGAGAAATACATGAGTAGGTTTGAAAAGATAATTAATATTAGTATGAAACTAACGGGCATCATTTATGTTATAGATTCTATTGTAATATTGTTAGGATATTTTACGCCATCGGCATTTGGTTCAGGTGTAACACATTTATGTATAGCTACATTTTTATTAATGAGCACTTATTCAAAACCAAATAAAACTAAAGAAGACCATAAATAATCCTTGACTCTATATTACTAATGATATATAATGTTATTATACATAAGACGAGGAAAGATTATTTTCGAAGGGAAGGAGGAAATACATAATGAAATTAAATTTCACAGTAGACACAAATGAAAGCGATGATATTTATGATTTAGAAAACGAAATACTTAATAAAGTAGCTGTTCTTTTTATTGGTCAAGTTTTAGGGGACACTTGGAGTAAAACTGATCTCTATGAAAAACTAGAACAAAGAGTCATATCAAAACTAGAGATAATTATGGATACAGATTTCAAAAATACAGTTGCCACAAAAGTTACAGATAATTTGGTTAAGAAATTTGAAAGGACTAAACAATACAAAGAATTACAATCCAATGGAGAAGTGGTTGCAGATAGTGTGATCAAAAGTGGATTGAAGGATTTAGTTGCTGAGATTGTTAGAGGCGAAATGAAGAAAGTATTTAAATAAACTACCCTTTGGAAAAATTAGTTTTAACGTATAAAAAATGAAAGAAAGAAGGATATAATATGGAAAAGTTTAATTTAGAAAAACATTGGACTAAATTTAAAAGGGATGAGTTAGTTATAAACTGTAAAACAGAAGAATTGGCGAGAGAACTTTTAACGTATTGTCATGGAGAAGGAATGACTTGGATTACTGGTATTGAATTAACTAAGAATAATTGGACTATTTATAGAGAAGGCACATGCTATTATTGTTTTGGTAATGAAATGCAATATGGATCTTTGGGTTATAGTCAAGAATACAATCACAACATGGTAGAATTTGATGGATTTAATCCCAAACCAAAACAATACATAATTAGTGATGTTACAAGTATAAAATTAGTGAATGACAAGACTGATGAAGTGGTATTAGAAATTAATCGTCTAACAAGTGCATTAGATATTAGGAGTATGTCAGTTGATTTAACTAAAGAAGAATCAGAAACACTTACTAAACATTTAAGTATTCCAACAACTACAACCAGAGAAATCATTGAAGTAATTTATCATCGTAGTGAGACAATCGTACTCATTAAAACAGTAGGCAAACATTATAAAGGCGTATCAAGATGTGATCCACTAGATACATATAGCAAGGAATTTGGATTTACAGTTGCATATGAAAGAGCACGAGAAAATCAAGATAAGGGGAGATATTAAATATGGAATTAATTGATAAAACAGTAACCACGACAGAATACGATATTAGACTAACTGAAAAAGAAGTATTGATTATTAAAATTGCTTTAGGTTCTTATAAGTTTGAAGATAAAATAGAGGATGTAGAAACTGGAGATATTATTGATTTGTATGACTTCTTTAATTATGAAGTTAAGTAGATTGAATTGTCGCAACTTTTACATACTAACGTTTGCTTCTAAATGCTCTGTTTTGCTCAATGGTAATTGCCATGAAAGTTTCATTTCAAAGGAGAATATTATAAGAAAAGAGGTTTTAATGTAAATGGAAGTAGAAAGCATTGAATTATTAGGAATCAGAAAGTATTCATTAGGAGATAAAATTGGAGAGGATATCATAGGGTGGATAAATATTGCTGGTAATGATGTAACATTTCTTGATAGAAAGATTAAATATAATAATAGTAATTCAAGTGGTATTGTTAGACTTGGATATGGTAACGGAGAAGAACTTTTAAAAATTATTAATTGCGTTAATTATATTGTAGGGAAAGAAGACAGAAAAGTATTGCTTGAAGAAAAGTTATTAGTATTAGAAATACAATAAACCAATTATTTGAAAGGAAGTTAAAAATATGAGTATAAGTTTAATATGGCTTTTGTCATCTATCATGTCATTAATTATTACTGGAGTTATCATGGGAATCGCTTTCATACTTTTTGATTATGGGTCACACATTAGCATGACTAAGAGCCGTAAAAAATATGGGAGAGCAAGTTACAAAATTTTTATGGAAGAGTTTTGTAGACGTAATTGGAAGCAAGATAATATATTTAAAACAAGTTTGTTTGACAGTGAAACTGATTCACAATTACATGCTTATATTATTGAGTTTGATGGTATCGGAATGATTATGAAAAATCCTATTGAATATTGTAAAATGAGATTATTTGTGAGGAGTTATCTTAAAACGCTAAATCATGTTAAAGAATATATTTGGGAATAAATTTAAGATTTTATTCGGGAGGGAGAATATAATATGAAACTTATTAAAGAGGAAAATATTGAAACAATGTATACTATTGAATTTACAAAAAGTGAATTAAATACAATAATGGTTGCTGTTGGCGATATACATTTTGCAAAAATATCTGAGATAGCTAAAAATGAATATTGTAAATACCCTATGAAAGTTGCAGAAAGTAATGAGTTATATAGTGACTTATTACGAATATTGGAAGTTAGTTTAGTATAAAAAAGAAGTTTTAATGGAAAGGAGATAGATAAATGACAGAAATTAAAAGCGAGTCAATATTCCTAGATGGTGGGAAATATGAAGTTGTTTTTGATCAATCTGGTTACTCTACTGAATTTTATGCTCTACGATATGGTGAAAAATGGAGAAGTCTTACAGGAGATAATTTGGTTTTGTGTCTGTTCCAAAGGATTCAGGATTTAGAAGATAAGTTATATACTAGTATTAAATAATAGGAGGAATACATAATGAATGTTTTAGAACTCAAACAAATATTATCAGATATTCCAGATGCAGCAGTTATTTATACAGAGGCTGATCACGGACAAAGACCAGAGCAATCATTTAGTGTTTATGCTACAGATGAAGATTTTGAGGATAGTGAGTTACCGTTCGATGGAGAAGATATAGACTGGAATGATATTGAGGATTGCGAAACTAGTAAAATTAAGGCTGTATTGATTAGTTACTAGAGTTTACTACATATATATAATTAGATTTGCATTTATAGTTGAGGTGTGATATACTTAGTATACGAGGTTGAGAGTTAAATATCTTATAGAAAGGATGTTGCTTATGAAGAATCGCGGTAACTGTTGGGTTCCAGTTAAACGTTCAAATTCTCCACCTCAATATTTTTATCCTACACTAAATAATAAATAAAATATTGAAAGAAGGAATTAATACATATGGCGTTTTATAGTAAATTTGTATTCATTGGGGCTTTAGGAATTGCAAAGGATAAAGAGAAATTTCATAATACATTCTTGAATAAAAAGGAAACATGGGTATCTTCAAGAGTTAATTTTATGGTGAAAGAATCAGATCATAATGGAGTTTTCGTAGAACTATTCGGTGGATACCAAGCAGATGGTAAAGGTAGAATCTTCTCAATGGATTTAGATAATAGTAAAATTGAAATCCCTTGGAAAGATCGTGAAGATACGGAAACATTAAAAATGGTTGCTGATTTTAAGAAGTTCAAAGCTGATCTTGGAGAATCAAAAGAATTTCTTGCAGAATATGACATGATTGAACATCTTAGCAAAGTGCTCCCAACAATTACTGAAAGAGTAGTAGTCATAGGTAGTGTCAAGAAGGAATATTACAAAGGTAATTATAATGATAAATATATTATCCAAACAATCCGATTTGCAAAGGAAGATGAGAAGAATAAACTTTCAGTAAGTATGGATATTTTCTATTCTAAGGATTCACTTGATAGTAGTGATTTTAAAGAGGAGAAAGTTCTTCGCCTTACAGGGTATGTTTCACAATATATTGATAAAGATATTAAGACTAAATTCATGCCACAACAATTTATCCTTAGTGCTAAGAAATTAGACTTTGAAAATGAGAAACATATTGCAAAATTTGATTTCTTGAAAAAGTATATCACAGTAAAAGGTAAGACTTATGTACATATGCCTTGGCAGATGTCTATCTTTAGGGGAGCAGATGAAGTTGAATGGGATGAATCAATGCTCACTAAAGATCAAAGGGAAGCAGTAGCATTTGGGCTTTCAACAGCAGAAAGTTTTAAACCTAGATCAAATGCTCTTGGTGGAAATATCTTTGAATATCGTCTAATTAAACCACTTTTAACTGGGGCTTTTTCTGAAGGAGTTATGGATACAGAACTCAAGATTGAAGAGTTTGAGGAAGACATTTTTAAACCTGTTGAAAAAACTGAGAAATTTAAAGAACCTAAAGAAGATAAAAAGGTTGAACCTGAACCGAAATTTGATATTGATTCAATTGTAGAAGATGAAGATGACGACCTATTCTCGTAACACAACGGAGATATGAGAGGGAGATCATTTCCCTCTCCAAAAAATATATAATATTTGAGGAGTGTTTTATTTAATGGCATTTAAACGCAATACAGTAAAAGTAGATTTAGGTTCTTACCCTCCATATATCATTATGGGTCAAAGAAAAATTGGTAAAACGAGCTTGTTTTATAAACTATTGTTAACTCACTATAAGACGCTTGATGCAGGGGTATTAATTTCTTTCGGTAATGAAGAAGGCTATCATAGTTTAGATGATTTACAATATGAACGTGTTGTTAATTGGAGTTCAGATGAGGATGAAAATGGAGCTAGGGGTTTCGTTGAAGCTGTAGATGATCTTGTTGAAAATAAAAAAAGTAATGGTGTTAAGGCAGTTTGTTTAGATACCTTAGATGAAATGATCGAAATCGGAACAAACGAAGTCCTTAGACAACATAAACGAGAAAAAGGAACTGTATGTAAGTCTCTAAATGACGCATTCGGTGGTTTCCAAAGAGGAAGGGATAGACTGCTTGAGGGTGTAAATGGGCAGATTGCACGACTTAGAAATGCTGGATATGCTGTTTTTATTCTTTGTCATACAAAATTAAAAACTGTTAAAGATGTAATGACTGGTGAAGATTATGAACAACTTACAAATAATTTACGTGCAGACTTTTTCGGAAGCATTGCAGATAAATCACAAATGTTAGTTAATATTACTATGGAGCGCGAAATTGTTGAAGGTAAACAAGTTAGTGAAAAGAGAATGATGTATTTTAGGAATACATCTGTAGTTGATGCTGGAGGAAGGTTCGTAGGATTACCTGAGAAACTTGAACTATCAGCAGAAAACTTCATGTTGGCATTTGAAACAGGTGTTAAGAATTCAATGTTAGTTCCTGTTTCTGATAAAGAGATTGAAAAGAAAAAGAAAGTTGAAGTCAAAGAAATTGCTAGTGCAGCAGATGTTGCATGGAAGAAAGAACAAGCAGAAATTCAGCAAGAACTAGCACAAGATGATGTTGCAGGTTTTATTACTATTATTCAAGCAAAATTTCCAAAAGCAAAGGATGAAGTAAAAGAAATCATCCGAGGGATCATGTCTAAATATGACATTGCTAACTTTAAATCTCCAGAAGAACTATCGGCTGAAGGATTGAAAAAGATTGTAGAAGCACTTAGTTAATTACATATAAAAGGGGATAGGTTGATATCCTATCCCTTATTACTCCATAAAGGATGATGGAAATGGCAAGAAGTTGTGTATGCCCAATCACTAAAGAACAAGGTACTACTGATATTTTCTATTGTGTCACTGAAAAAGGTAAAAATAAATACTATAAATCACGAGAAATATATGAAAAAGATAAACTAGATAAGGAACATAAACAGAAAACATTAACTTATGTTCTATCAATTCTTGGATATGAATATTCGCCATACTTGAGCAAGAGGCTTACAGAATTAAACCAACATTTTACATATGAAATAATTTATTCAGCTTTTAAAATGCAAACCGAGAAGATTAATTATGCGCTACAAAATAAGCTATCCAGTGCTAAAGAGCAACAAAAAATCAGTTATATTATGAAAATTATTGAAAGTGTAATCAATGATTGCAAACCTGCAAAAGAAATAATGAAGAATTTTGATATTGATATTAATGATTTAAACAGAGTAAATCATATACCCATTAAACATGGAGATATCACAAGGTTTTTAGAAAGTGAGGATCTATGAAATTAGAAACGTACCCAGAGGGTTTAATCAAGAACAGAGGAATTATTGAAGCATCTTTTATTTTTTCATTATATAAAGACCCATCCTTATATGGAGACTATTCTAAGGATATTAAATTAGACAATGAAGATGGGGATATTAGAACTTCAGATGGTATTTTTTACTACAGCGTTGGTTTACAAATGTCTAAACTAGGATACCAAAACTTTGATAATTTGAGCATATCTACATTCTTGGATAGCAATCAGGTATTAAAAGATGGGTTTGAGTCTAGAGGTAGCTATAAACCAATTGAAGAAATGAAGAGTCTCATAAATATTGAGAACATAGAAACCTATCATGATGAGCTAATAAAGAATAATATGCTTTTAAGGTTACATGATAAAGGATTCAATGTTGAATCAAACATGGATAAGTTCAAGAAAATGACGAGCGAAGAAGTTTACATGTATTATGACTACTTATTGAATAATATCAATATTAATACAGGAAATACCATACAAATAGAAACTCTTGAAATTGATGATAAATTCATTGAAGAATGTAATGTAGGAGAGTCTAAGGGTATTGATTACGGAAAGGTATGTCACATACTCAACTACTTAACATTAGGACTTCCATTAAGCGATATGTATCTGTTTGGAGGCCATAGTGGTGTAGGAAAGAGTAGTTTTGTATTTGCAAATATGATAATGCCAGTTGCATCGAATGGTGTTAAATGTTGTATCATTTCCAATGAACAAAAATCTAAAGACTTTAAGAATATTTTATTATCAAGTGTATTAGCAATGGATTTAAATTATTGGGATTTAACTCGTAAAAAATTAAAGATAGGTAACTTCACTCCTGAACAACTTGCGAAAATATATGAAGCAAAAGCTGTAATCAAAGAAAAATATTCAAGCATCAAGTTCGTTAAACTATATGAATATAGTGTAGTTAAGGTCAAGAAGATTGTTAAGAAACTTTCAAAACAAGGCTATCAAGTTTTTCTCTATGATACATTTAAAAGTGCTGATTTAAATGAAGGTGAGTCATGGAAAACCATTGTTGAAGATTCAAAGCAATTGTTTCAGTTAGCAAGTAAAGAAAATGTTTGTATTATACCTACATATCAATTAGCACTACATAGTCTCAATAAAAGATACTTGGACGCAACATGTTTAAGTAATGCTAAACAAATTAAAGAAGTATTTTCTGAAATGGTATATATGAGGCAAGTATGGGAAGATGAAATGGAAGGGCAGAAATATGATATTAAACCTTATAATTTAAAGAAAGATACACAAGGTAAATACACTAAAATAAAAGAAACTTATACTATGAGTCCAGATAAGAAATACTTAATCTTGTTTCTAGATAAAACACGTAATGATGAGGATGCACAAACAATACTTTATGAATTTAATGGTCGCTATAATTTGTGGAAGGAGATTGGTTACTGTTCTCCATTTCACGATAGGAGTTAATTACATATGGACTTAATTTCACTTCAAGACTTTCTAAAAGAGGATAAAGAGCACATTATTGATCTATTAACTGATTCTGGGTTTGAAAATATCAATTATATTAGAACAAAAAAGGAGATTAGATGTTCTAGAGAGATAGGAAGAAACCCAACTTCTATAAAAATTAATACTGAGACACTGGGGTATGTGTGTTTCAGTACCAATACTAGAGGAAATGTCATATCTTTATTGCAATCTTATAGAGGACTGAGCTTCAGATACACACTTGATTACATAAGCGATTATTTCAATTTAGATTTGATACCTCATAAAAAAGTTCATCTTCCTTTCGGTGCATTCTACAAAAAAATTCTTAATAATTATTCAATAAATGACGTAGAAATAGTTACTCATCCAGAAGATATCCTAAAGGAGTTTGCGGATAAACCTAACATGAGATTTTTCGATGATGGCATTACCTTTGATGTCCAAAAACAATTCGATATAGGATTTGATTTAGAAACATCAAGAATTACAATACCTTGGAGGAGCGCAGAAGGAAAACTAATTGGAGTTATTGGAAGGCTGAACGAGGATAATATCAGTAATGAAGTACCAAAATATTTAGCAGTAATTCCATTTCCTAAGTCACATAGTGTATATGGATTCAGTCAGAATTATGAACACATAGTAAATCAAACAGTATGGATTTGCGAGGCCGAGAAGAGTTGCCTGATTGCTAAAAGTTTAAATATTAATAATGTAGTTTCTGTAGGTAGTCACAGTATATCTTCTATACAAGTGCAATTGATCAAATCACTAATGCCAAAAAAAATTATTGTTGCATGGGATGAAGGAATTGAGGAATGTGAAATAATTACTGAATGTAAAAAGTTTAAAAATAGTTTCATAAAATATGATATTGGATATTTTAATCCTTCATGTTTACCTAAAGACTCTAAAATGTCATTATTTGACCTGAAAAATAATAAAAAAATATCTCAATTAGTAAAGGAGAATGTAATTTGGCTAGAGAACTAGAACCAATAGTAAAAAAGTTAGTAGAAGATGGTAATATAGTTTATAGTTTCAGTAAATTAAATACATTTAAGCAATGCGAATATGGGTTTTATAATACATATGTGTTGAAAAACAGAGGAATAGATAATATTTATAGTATTTGTGGAAGTAATATACACAACGACCTAGAAATGATATATAATGGTAAAGAGGTCAACCTAACTAAATCATTAAAAACTACCCTTTCAGAACTAGATATGCTAGGTGTTACCTTCATGAATGATAAAATCAGGAATTCTTGGGTAGCTGATATGAAACATTTTAGTAAGAATTTTAAAGCAGAGAAGGGGGAATTTGTTACTGAGGAAGGATTTATATTTGAAATAATGCCAGGAGTTTTTATCCAAGGATATATTGATATGGTTGAGAAACATGAAGATAATCATATTGATATCATAGATTTTAAAACAAGTAGTAAGTTTGACAAAAAGAAGTTAGTTGGAGCAGGGAGACAGTTGGTACTATATGGAATTGCAAAACAAGACAAATATATAGTTGATAAGATTGCATGGCATATGCTCAAATACTTAAACATCTGTTGGGAAATGAAGAATGGAACGATCCATAAAAAGATGGTTAATAGGGGTAAATGGGTTAAAGAAATAGGAACTGATAAACAGGCTAAAGTAAAAGGGACTAATACATATAAAACCACTAAGAGTATGCTAAAGAGGGAATTAGAAGGATTAGGTATTAAGGAATTTGAAATTGATCTACTACTTACAGAGTCAGTAAAGAAAAATAATTTATTAAACTTACCAAAGGAGATTCAAGATAAGTATTGGTTGGAAGATTGTATTTTAGAGTATGAATTTAGTGAAGAGACAAAAAAAGAGTTTATGGATTTTGTAAAGGATACACATGAGAAAATTCTTAGTAAAGATTCTACAAATGAAGCAGACTGGAAACCTATGAATATTGATGGTGATAGCTTTTTCTGCTCTTACTTGTGCGGACATCGGAAAACCTGTAAGTATTTGCATGAATACTATGAGAAGTTAAAATTAGGCACAACAAAAAAAGATGATGAATGGGAAGACTTATTTAGTTAAGGGGAGGATAATAAATGAGATTATTTGAAAATTACCATAAGCACACATCTGATAGTAATATTTTCACTGCGGATAGTGCTATGGTAATTGAGGATTATGCTAAAAGAGCAGTTGAATTAGGTCATACTATTTTATCTTCATGTGAACATGGGTTTCAAGGTAGGTATTATGAGGTTTATGAGATGGCAAAAAAATATAACCTTAAATTCATCTTTGGGGCTGAAGCATATTGGGTTAAAGATAGATTTGAGAAGGATAGAACCAATAGTCATATTTGTATTTATGCTCGTTCAGAGATTGGAAGAAAAGCTATAAATCGTATTTTATCAGAAGCAAACATTGATGGATACTACTATAAACCAAGAGTAGATATTGAATTATTATTGTCATTACCACCAAAGGAAGTATTTTTGACATCTGCTTGTCTAGCTTTTTGGAAATATGAAGATATTGAGGATATTGTACTTAAATTACATAATCATTTTGGAAAAAATTTTATGCTAGAATTACAATATCATGATACAGACATTCAACGTGATATCAATAAAAGAATAATTAATTTAGGTCTAAGCACCATTATGGGTTGTGACAGCCATTACATATACCCAGAGCAAGCACAGGGCAGAGATGACGTTCTAGAGGCAAGAGGGATAAGATATGAAGGAGAGGAAGGATGGTTTTTAGACTATCCAGATGGAGATACAGCATATCAAAGATTTGTAGATCAAGGTGTTTTAAATGATGAACAAATAATGAGAGCAATGAACAATACAAAGATTTTTTGTGATTTTGAAGATATAGAATTTGATAAGGATATTAAGCTACCATCTTTATATCCTAATCTATCTCAAGATGAAAGGAATAAAATTTATACAACATTATTAACTAAACAATGGAAAGAATTTAGTAAAGATATAGATAAGAGCAAGCATAAATCATATCTTCAAGAAATTCAAAAGGAGATTAATATTGTTAGGAATACAGGCATGGCAGATTACTTTTTAATGGATTATGAAATTGTGAAACAAGCGATTGCAGACGGAGGGATTATTACAAATAGTGGTCGTGGGTCAGGTGTGTCCTTCATTACTAATACATTACTAGGTTTTAGTAAAGTTGATAGGGTTTCATCTCCTGTAAAACTATACCCTGAGAGATTTATGAGTGAAACAAGAATATTACAAACTAAAAGTTTACCAGATTTAGACTTAAACTGTGGCACTCCAGAGATATTTGTTCAGGCCCAAGATAAGATCCTTGGAGAAGGTCATGCTTATCCTATGATTGCTTATGGAAAGTTCAAAATTAAATCGGCTTTTAAGTTATATGCAAAATCACAGAGTATGCCTTTTGATGTAGCTAATGAAATAACTGGTCAAATTGAGAAGTATGAGAAAGATTTAAAATATGCAGATGATGATGACAGAGATTTAATTAATGTTTATGATTATGTGGATGAAAAACATCATGCAATCCTTAAAGGATCAGAAAAATACATGGGCATTATCGCTTCTAAATCTGCACATCCATGCGGATATTTGTTATATCAAGGCAATATAAAGGAAGATATAGGTCTAATTAAGTGTAAGAGTGAGTCTACGAAGAAAGAAGTAGTCACAACAGTAATTGATGGGGGTGTAGCAGAGAAATATAAGTTCTTAAAGAATGACTTGCTTAAAGTTGATGTTGTTCTTTTAATTGATAAAATTTATAAAAGAATTGGTATTACTCCCCACACAGTAAATGAGTTATTATCAATAATTAAACATGATACTAAAACATGGGATATGTATGCTAAAGGGTTAACTATTGGTATTAATCAAGTAGAAAAATCATCCACCACACAAAAAGCAATGAAATATAAACCTAAAAATATTTCAGAACTTACCGCATTCATTGCAGCCATTAGACCAGGATTTAAATCTATGTATCATACGTTTGAGACAAGAAAACCATTTAATTATGATACACCAAGTTTTGATAAACTAATTCAAACTGAGGAAATGCCATTCTCATTTGTGTTATATCAAGAACAGACTATGGCAGCACTAGGATATGCAGGATTTCCAATGGATGAGAGCTATGGTATCTTGAAAGCTATCAGTAAGAAAAAAGCAGAGATCATTATGCCTTTAAAAGAGAGATTCTTAGATGGGTTTAGTAGTAAACTAGTGTTAGAAGAAAGTATTTCAAAAGACTTAGCATTAGAAAAAAGTGAAAACATTTGGACGATTATTGCTGATTCTGTTAACTATAGTTTTAATGCTTCACATGCACTTTCTTATGCAATTGACTCAGCATATTGTGCATATTTGAAATCTCATTATCCTTATGAGTTCTATGAAGTAATGCTACAATCTTATTCAGATAAAGGGAATAAAGATAAGGTGGCATTGTTCAAAAAAGAAATGGTAGAAGGATTTGGAATTAAGGAAGGAGAATATAAATTTGGTCTTGATAATACTAAATTCTTAGCTGATAAAGAGAATCAGACTATTTATCCAGAGATGCTATCCATTAAGTTTTTAAATAAGGAAATGGCCCATACTCTACTTAAACTATCAAAGAAAAAATATAATACCTTTTATGAATTATTACGAGATATCAAGTCTACTAAGGTAAATTCAAGACAATTAGCTATTCTAATCAAATTGGATTATTTCAGAGATTACGCTAATATCAAGAAGATACAAGTATTTAATGATTACTTTGATTTATTGGGGGGGTCAAAACAAATCTCGAAGGAAAAGGCTATTGATACCAAGTTGCCATTAGAGTTGATTGAGAAATATTCAAGGTCAACAGATAAGACATATGTTGAATTAGACGTTGATAATATTCTATTGGGATTATGGGACGCGACACCTGATGAATCATTAAATATCAGAGATCAAGTACAAAATGAGGTTGAATTATTAGGATATGTAAAAACTACAAACTCAAAGATACCTACAGACTATGGAGTAGTAATTGATTTAAATACTAAATATTCCCCAATAGCTACAATTTATCGAGTTCATGATGGAAGTATTGAAGTTATAAAAACTGATAAGAGAAAACATAATAAAAATCCTTTTCAACAATTCGATATGATCAAAACTATTACCAAAGAACCTAGAAATAAAAAGAAGTATATGGGTAAGGATGATAATGGTAAGGGGATCTATGAAAATCTGGAAGAACAGGAATGGATATTAACCCAATGGACGATAGTAACCTTTGATTAACAAATAATATATAATTTAGTTGACTTATAATACCCAACATGGTACAATAATATACAGGAAGTAATTCAGCACCAAAACAAAATTCTGAGTGAAAAGAAGGCGAAAATCATGTGAATTTATATAATTCCAAAATATCCCACCTCTGTAAGTGGCTTATAGCAAGGGTTTCAAAAACACAAAACCCCATAAAAAACAAATTTTATAGGAGGTGATCAATATGCAATGTAAATACTGCCTTGAAGAAATGGAATTAGAATCTACAGAAGGTATGAGCACTAATGAAATAAGTTTATATTCTTGCATCATGTGTGAATCAGAAGTGACTATTCATGAAAATGGTGAAGAAGATACATGGATTCAAAGTGGAAAATAAGGAGGTGACTAAAGATGTTTCAATTTTTTCGTAATACAAAGAGAGGTATTATAAATCTAATCAAATGGTTTCCTGCAATCTGGAATGATAGAAATTGGGATCATTACTATATTTACTCAATATGGTATAAAAAATTTGACAATATGGAGAAATTCTTTAATAGTGATAAAGCGTGGACAGCTAAATCAGAAGGTATTGCTGGACAAATTCATGAAGTTAAATTGCTATGTGAAAAACTAATGAAAGATGATTATTTAGAAGAAGCATTGAAACCATATGAAGAAAAATATGGAGATGTAGAGTTATTTAAAATTATTGATAATGAATTAGAATATAATGTCGATGAAGAAACTGTTTCAGCACATTGGGAATGTTGTAAATTAGCTGATAAGAATAGGGAAGATGATAAAAATAGGATGTTTGATTTGTTAAAGTTAAATATTGAAAATTTCTGGGATTAGGAGGATATAAATAAATTGTCTGATTTAACTCAATGCCAATCAATAAAATGTATTAAAAGAAACCAATGCTATAGAGTATTAGCAACTCCTAGTGATCCACAAACTTATGCTTTATTTGAACAAGTATGCACAGAGTTAAACGATTATAAGTATTTTTGGCAGGCTAGAAAAGAGTTTATTAAGGAAGAAGTTATTAAGGATAATAAATAATAATATTGGAGGATACATAAATTTGAAAATAGAACAATGGCTTACAGAACAATTAGGAAAAGATATTTGGGATAATAAATACCGATTCAAAACAGAATCATTTGATGAATGGGTAGATAGAGTATCAGCAGGAAATGAAGAAACAAAACGATTAATCTATGAAAAGAAGTTTCTCTTTGGTGGGAGGACATTATCTAATAGAAAAACAGGTAAAAATGCAAGTTATAGTAACTGTTATTCAAGTGGGTATGCTCCAGATTCTCTACTAGGAATTATGGAACTTAATACTAATCTTGCTATGACATATAAATCTCAAGGTGGTCAAGGATTATCATTATCTAAGATCAGACCAAAAGGCACAGATATTAATGGACAATTTGAATCTGATGGGATCTTGCCTTTCATGAGGATATTTAATATTACTACAGAGAGTGTTAGTCAAGGTGGTAGTAGAAAAGGTGCATTATTAATGTCTCTTGCTTGTGACCATAAAGAAATTAATGAGTTTATTAGTATCAAGACTAAAGATAACTCAATCAATAAAGCAAATCTTTCAGTAGAATTTGATGATGAGTTCATGTTAGCTGTAAAGAAATTCTATGAAACAGGTGAAAAAACAGTCCTTGATATCACAAAAAAATATGAAGGTAAATCTATTACATATAAAATAACTCCAATTGACATATATAAGAACTTTGCAAATAGTTCATATAACTGGGCTGAACCTGGGGCAATCATGACTAATAGATTCAGAAATTATAATCTAATGGAGTTTATTGTCGAATATGAGATTGTAACAGGCAACCCTTGCTTCACAGGAGATATGGAATTGCTAACAAAGGAAGGTTATAAAACACTCTCAGAATTAGAAGATAAAGAAGTACAAATTATTAATCCTGATGGCAACACATCAGAAGGAAAAGTTTGGTGTAGTGGAGAGAAAGATATTATTCAACTTACTTTAAGTAACAAGAAGAGGATAAAATGCACTCCAGACCATGTATTCATGTTAAATAATAATAATGAGTCACAGGCTAAAGATACTCTAAAACAAAGATTAACCTCTTATTACGGAGAAACTAATTTATCAGAAGATATTTTTGTACAATTAGGGTTCATCCAAGGAGATGGATGTGTTGGCAGAATTAACTCAGAACATCATCTAGGATTAGAAGTCAATATTGGAGATAAGGATGATGAGATTTTAGACTTGTTTGAAGTATCTAAGGTTGAAGGGAAACGTGCTTATTACATAAATGGCTATAATGATCTATTGGTACAGTATGGGTTTGATGGTAGCGTATTACCAGAACGAGTATTCCCTATTACCTATACATCTTGGATGAAGTTTCAAAGAGCAAATTTCTTAAAAGGATGTTATTCGGCAAATGGTTGTGTGATTAAAACTCACAGAGTATCATACAAAACTACTTCAAAAGTATTCTCATTGCAGTTAAAGAAAGCATTAGAAGAATTTGGGATCACGGCATATATTACTACTAATAAACCAACAATGGTTAAGTTTTCAAATGGAGACTACCTATGCAAAGAAAGTTATGATGTTAACATTAGTAGATTAACTGATATAATTACATTTTATCAATCCATAGGGTTTATGCAACAATACAAAATCCATGATTTAGTTGATTTAATTAAAATTAAGAGTCCAAAAGTGACATCTATTAAAAAACTTCCAAAAGAAAAAGTATATGATTTCTCTGAGCCATTAACCCATTGGGGAGTAGTAGAAGGAGTAGTCGTACATAATTGTGGGGAACAACCTCTTCCAAAGGATGGTGCATGTAATTTAGGTTCAATGAATTTTTCTGCCTATGTTGTGAACCCATATACTAAAGAATCATACTTTGATGATGATGCATTTTCAGAAGATGTTAGAGTAGCTATTGAATCATTAGATAATGTCCTAGACGAAGGAAAACTTCTTCATGCATTAGAAAGTCAAAGACAAATGGCAAATGATTATAGGAATGTTGGATTAGGCATTATGGGTCTTGGGGATATGTTTATTAAACTAGGTATGAAATATGGTAGCGAAGAATCAAAACGAATTCTTGATGTTATTATGTTTGAAATGTTTAGAAGTGCAGTTTGGAAGAGTGCAGAATTAGCAATAGAAAAAGGATGTTTTCCTAAATACTCAGAAAAAGTATTTGACTCTACTATTATTAAAGATCATTTTGACGAAGAAGAAATTGATACACTTAGAAAAATGGGTCTAAGAAACTGTTCACTTCTAAGTATTGCACCTTCTGGTTCTATTGGGACAATGTTGGATATTACAACTGGAATTGAACCTTGTTTTTCACTCTCATATCAGAGAAAAACAGAATCATTACATAAAGATAAAGAAGTATCTTATACCGTTTTTATGAGTAGTGCAAAAGAGTATATGGAATTATACAACACAGAAATACTACCAGATTACTTTGTAACATCAAATGAAATTCCTTGGAAAGACAGAATTGATATTCAAGCTATTGCACAAAATCATGTAGATACAGCAATTTCTTCTACAGTAAATCTTCCAGAGAGTGCGACACTTGAAGAAGTTGAACAATTGTATTTATATGCTTGGGAGAAAGGATTAAAGGGAGTAACTATTTTTAGGGATAATTGTGCAAGACTTGGTATATTGACTAAACCAACAGTAGAAAAGAAAGCTATTGAAACAGTATTAGATCGTGGGTTTGTGACTAAAGCACCATCAGAAGCAGAAGGTAAGACATATAAATTTGTTAGTGGTTGTGGTAATGCATATGTTGGAGTGACATGGGATGAAACAGGTAAGATTAATCAAACATTTACTAACAAAGGAAGTAGTGGTACCTGTAGAAGTAATCAAGAGGCTGTATCAAGATTAGTATCATTAGCATTGCGTGGCGGTATTCCAATTGAGAAGATTATTGATCAATTAGAAAGTGTAGATATTTGTCCATCATACATAAGTGCTAGAGCTAAAGGAAAACCAGTTAGCAAAGGAGTTAGTTGCCCTCATGCTATTGCTAATATTCTTAAACAAGCAATTAAAGATGTTGGTGTTAAATTTGAGAATGTTGATAAGATTTTGCAAACTAAAACAGTTGTGGTAGAAGAAGTTGCTGATAATTCAAGATTATGTCCCGAATGCAAAGAGTCTTTAATTAATGAAGGTGGTTGCATTCAATGCAAATCATGCGGATATTCTAAGTGTAACTAATAAATAAAATGATGTGAGGTAATGTATAAATGGAAACTATCTATTTTGCTAAAGTAAATCCTAGTGTAATTATTCCATCAAAGAATGTTGAGAATGCAGGGTATGATGTATATGCTAACTTTGAGGAAGATTATATTGAAATTCAACCACATTCAACAATGATGATTCCTACTGGGATTGCAAGTGCATGTTCTCCTGATTTTTACTTTCAATTACAAGAGAGAGGTAGTACAGGGACAAAAGGAATCGCTCAAAGATGTGGAGTAATTGACTCTGGTTATCGCAATGAATGGTTTGTTCCTTTAACAAATACAACAAATAAAAGATTATTTATTTATAAGGAAACATTTCATTTTTTCAAAAATGATAATATAATCCTTTATCCATATGCTAAAGCAATTGCTCAGGTAGTATTACTTCCAGTTCCTAAAACAGAAGTTATTGAAAAAAGTTATGAGGAATTGAAGCTAATTACATCAGAAAGAGGAATGAATTGTCTTGGTAGCACCAACAAATAAAACGAAAATTTTAAGGGAAAGGAAGGATGTTAAATAATGAAAAGTGGTCAAGATATGTTTAAAGAAATGCTCATTAATGCAAGCAAGTACACAAGAAGTACAGGTAATTTAATCGGAGAATCCATGAAAAGTATTGTGAGAGTAGATAAACTAGAAACTAAATCATCAGATAACCCACTCAAAGTAAAATATAAGAATTGGAAAGGTGAAGTTGGAGTCAGAACAATTATCCCTGCAAGTGTGTGGTATGGACATACAGAATATCACAAAACAGATCAATGGTTAATGGATGTTTGGGACGTAGGTAAAAATGATTTAAGAACTTATGCAATGTTAGATATTATGGAATTTATTAAGGTTGTATAAAATAGTACCTCCTGTATGCTTCCATTTACTCGCTCATGCTACGTTTTTCAACTACATAAAACCAATGAAAACTTTATTTCAAGGGAAGGAGGACAATTATGAATAGAGAACAAATAGCACAGAAATTAAATGAATTTTTTGATATGGATTCCAAAGATGGAACATATGTTTATAATTTAACGCGAGTTAAAGAAGCGTTTGGCTTTGGAACTATGACAACTGATGATTTTGAGGAGATTGATTCCAATTTTATCTATGAATTAGCTGATTATATTCTTGATAATATTGAAACTATTTAAAATAATGATTTTAAGCTATGAAAGGATGTTTTATAATGTTTGAAACGAGAACATTTACATTTAAGGAAATGGCGCTCCCCAAAAATATTTGGGATTCCATAGAAGAGATACGATATTGTTCATACTGTGGTAATAAGGCAATTCTTGAGAGTTCTTATGACAGTGATAGTAGATACGAAGAATTAACTTATTATTGTGATTGCGAAGATGCCCAACATGAACAAGTTTTAAAAGAGGAATTAGCTAATGTGAATAATAGGAGATTTAATTTAGAACAGCAAATTATCAAATTAGAAGACTTGGACGATAATGAGACAGTTAACAATATGAAATATCAAAAAGAATTGATAAGCATTAAGAAAAAATACAATATTAAATAAAAAACCTATTTTAAGCTAAGAAAGAAGGAAAAGATAATGTATAAAAATAAAATATTTATAAAAGAAGTCTCAAGTATTAGTATCACTACTGGAGATACAGGATTTACAGTTGAGCTATTCCAAGGTTTTGATGAAACCGAAGATAAATTTATCTTGACATGTGCTGAAGTTATTGACCAGTTTAAAAGAGGTTTCACCTGTGATATCCAAATTAATTTCAATCTAATTGATTATGACCACAATGACGCAGGAGTAAAACGAGAAGTAATTAGAGACTTAGTTTTAGTACATATTAGAAAGCATATGGAAGATTGTAACCGTCCAGAATTTGAATATGTGTTTTATAAATAATACATCAAAAGATAAATTTTATCGGAAAGGAGTAATAAAATGACTTTAGGAGATAGAGGTTTTGTTGAATTCTTAGTTAAAAAAATTGAAAAAGAAGGTATACTTGGTTGTGGTTATGATACAGAAGAAATAAAACAAGATATTATAAGTATGATTTGGGATGCATACGATGAATTCTAATTTAATATAGGAGGATAAATTATGGAGACAGTAACCGATCCTTTAGTGATTACATATAGTAAATTATATATAATTGATAATGAGGAGGTTGGAGTAATGGACGAAACAATAGTAGTAGCTTTAGAAGATGCTGAATTTATTGAATATGAAGCAGATACCACAGGATTTTTACAGTATTAAATAGTTCTTGAGTTTATTGTACTAATGATATATAATTAAACATATAGTAATAGGGGAAGGAGGTTGGAATTTAAATGGCAAAGAGTAAAAGTCTGTTGACAAAAACTTCTGCTAAGAAAAAACCAATTACTAAAAGAAGGAGTAAAACAACTGAATATTCCTATGAATCTGGTCAAGTAGTTATTTACATGGGTAATGTGATCGAAGGATACTCAGGGCAGGAATGTAAGGTTATTAATCGTAGTCGTACTTACAATGCTGAATCTTATACAGTGGAATTTGCTGATGGTGAACAGTTAAAAACGACACTTGAAATTCTAAGAGCTGTGGGTGAAATAGAAGAAGTGGAAGTTATTGATGAAAATGTTGAAGTTGATATTCCTTTTACTGAGGATGGGAAGGAGAGTTATCATAATCCTAGAAGTTGCTTAAACCAAACTGCATTTGCTAGATATGACTGTGACCATTGCCATTTTTTAGACAGGTGTGTTTTCATTGGTAAACATGAATATAAAAAATATGATCTACATTAGAAAGGAGATACATAATTGATTAATATTGAATATGTTTCAGTAATGAATATAGAAAACGCTCTACGTGGAATGAGAAACCCTCTTGAAAGTTGGGGTCAATCGGATAGTCGTTGGGAGTATGCACTTGAATTAGGGTTCAATGATGAATTTATTGTAGGGGAAAACGATTTAGCACTTGCTTTAAAATTAATTAATGCAGGTTCAGATCACTCAAAATTCATGAGACAAATATTTGTTTCTATGGATATTAAAGCTCCTTTATATTGGTGGAAAGAATTTGATACATATAAAATTGGTACTGTGGCTAATTCTACAAGTACAATGCATACACTTCACAAAACAAAAATAACTCCTGAATTATTTTCAGCAGAAAAATTAGATAATAAAAACGATATACACTTTGACGATCATTGTTATTGGATGGAACAGTTAAGACAAATGTATTTGGAAACAAATGACAAAGATATTTGGATGCAATTGATACAAATGTTACCTTCTTCATTTAATCAGACTAGAACTGTGACTTTAAATTATGCTGTATTGAGTAATATTTATTCTTCAAGGAGATTCCATAAACTCAGTGAGTGGTTGTATTTTTGTGATGTTATTGAGAAATTACCTTATAGTCAATTAGTTACATATGAAGGGAGAAAATAATTGAAAAAAATTATCATAGTATCAGGTAAGGCACAGAATGGCAAAGACTCAACTGCTGATATTCTTATGCAACAGTTAAAAGGAACATCTATTAAACTGTCCTATGCAGACTACTTAAAATTAATAGCAAAAAAGTTTTTTGGTTGGGATGGTAAAAAGGATGAAAAGGGAAGGTCAATATTACAATTTGTAGGAACTGATTTAATAAGAGAAGAATTAGGCATGGAAAATTTTCATGTTAATAGGGTTTGTGAAGACATTAAAATTGCAGAAAAAGAGTATGATTATTTCTTTATACCAGATGCGAGAAGGAAGAATGAAATCTATTTTACCCAAGCAATGTTTCCTGACGCTGTAACAACAATTAGAGTTAGCAGAAAAGATTTTAAAAGTCCACTTACATATGAACAGCAAAATCATATAAGTGAAATAGGACTAGATGATTTTAAGTTTGATCACTATGTTAAGTCTGAATCTGGTTTATATAGTTTATGGAATGAAGTTGCTCAATTAGTAGAGATTATTGAAGGAGGTATTTAATGTACATTTATCTTGGAGGTGCATTAACTTATTATCATCGAAATGATGAAATGATTAAAGGAACTCAATGGAGACAAAGATTAGATCATTGGGCACATGACTTAAAGGATGTAAAGACATTCAATCCTGCAATCACATTTCTTAAAGAAAAGAATCATACATATGATAGTAAAATTGTAGTTGATCAAAACAATTACTATATTAATAAATGTAATATGATGATTGTTAATTTGGATGATATAGACTATAGTCCAGGAACTATTTTTGAATTAGTTAGATTTAAAGAATTAGGGAAACCAGTAATAGCTTTTGGCTCTCAAGGAAGGCATTGGAGTCCACATATTAATTCATGCATTAGTCATTACTGCGATGGTGATATTGAGGACGTTAAAGAATTGCTCTGCAACATGTTTATACAATAAATAATATATAAAGGGGAACAATGAAAAATTTATCGTCTGAAAGAATAAATGAAACAAGATTTAATAAAAATGGACTTGAAATGTGTATTATTGAATATACAAATGAAAGAAATATTATTGTGAAATTTTTAAGTTCAGGAAGAACTGTTAGTAGTAGATATAGCCATTTCTTAGATGGAAGCATTAAAGACAGATATGCTAATTTCGTATTTGGAAAAGGCTACATTGGCATAGGTAAATACAAATCATCTAATAATAAAAAAACTACGAAAATGTTTAACGCATGGAAAGGAATGTTGAGGAGATCATACGACAATTCAGAAAAAGAAAATCCATCATACTTGGGGTGTTCTGTGGCAGAAGAATGGCATAATTTCCAAAACTTCGGAAAATGGTATGATGAAAATTATTATGAAGTGGATAATGAAGAAATGACATTAGATAAAGATATATTAGTAAAAGGAAATAAAATATATTCTTCTAAAACATGTATTTTTGTTCCTAAAAATATAAATATGCTATTTACCCAAAAAAGAAGATTTAGAGGAAATTATCCAATAGGTGTACATTTTCATAAGCAGAATAAAAAATATATAGCACAATGTAATAAAAATAGTAAGGAAATATATTTAGGGTGTTTTGTTACTCCAGAATTAGCATTTAATACATATAAAATATATAAAGAAAACCTCATAAAACAAATAGCAGACCAATATAAAGATAAAATTCCTCAAAAACTATACGACTCGATGTATAAGTATATTGTAGAAATCAATGATTAGAATAAATAATAAATTACATATAAAAGGAGATTATATTATGTTTGGAGATATAACGTCAGTCTGTGAGCAATGTGAAAAAGAAGACTCATGTAGCATGGCTTGCCCAGAATATTTAGATCAAAAACTAGAGCAAGATTTAGCTAAAAAGAATAGAGATATTGAATTTTCTCTTAGTAAATATAGAGGAAAAGCTTTGAGAGGTATTGGGCTTGCAAACATGGATGTTAAAAATATAAAGGAGAATAGTATGGAAGAAAATGCAGATTACCTAACTGGTGTCATATTTGGTCAATTAAACGCTTTTTGTTACATGGTAGAAAAAGGTTGTAAACCAGTAGCAATGATGTCCTTACAAAATAGATATATAGATAAAGCAAAAGAAATAGTTAAAGAAATAGATAACCTTAAATTTTATTCAGAATATCTTTGTGAGGGTTGGGCTACAATATATATTTATAAGCATGATTATTTACTTGAAGTTATTAAAAATTCACCTAAAGACCATGTAACCGTTTATGATCATTGGGTACTTGGTAAAATGTTTGGATTTTCTGATGATGAAATAGGGAAGTTTGTTGAGAGTCTTTAACCATTAACCATAGAATTTGTCATAGTAGTCTCTCCTATTTTGGCATCTCTCAGGTCTCTTGTGAACTTGAGAGATGCTTGTCTTTTTAGTTGGATATAATACAACTAAACCAGATTTCTGCTGTCTAATGCTACTAACAACAAACCCAAATTCACTTACTTTAATCTTTCCTTGTTTGATTTTTTCATTTACTATCTTTAGGGAAAAGTTTAATTGACTAGGGCTGGAACATTCTTGTTTTATAATTTTCATATATTCTTGACCCCTAGGACTATCAATATCAATTCTATTGTCTCCAAGAACCTTAATAATTGCTAAAGTTTCATCATCATCTCTAATATTTTCATTTTTACATACAGGATTTAATATTAAAGGGAATTCTTCTTTGTATGCCTTCTGTGTCGTCCCTGTTGATAAAGAAATAACCTCTCCCCCATCCCCTACCCTCTTAATAGGAAGGAGAGAGTATAAATTGCTTGTGATATGACGTTGTAAGCTGTTTAAACATCTTGCCTTAACTAACTCACCTAGATACCTTTGAACAGTCCTTACAGAGCATCGTAGAGCACGAGATAAATACAATTGACTTGGAAAAATCGATTTTTTCATACCGTAGGTCATTGATTTAATCTTCATATAAAGAACTACGGCCCCATTAGACAAATCGAATTCCTCTGCAATATCCCAAATCTCATTATTGAAAATAGTAAAGTTGCCTTCATATTGATCTAAATTTGCCACGTTATTTCCTCATTTCTAGCATTTTGAGCATAGAAAACTAGACATTAGAAAAATACGTGTTATACTAAAAGGACATACAAATACCTTGCTTTAGCAAAACTAATATTTTCCCTGTTCCAGCCCATGATTTGTGATCGGAAGCCAAACTGATTCACAATTATGGGTTTTACTACGTCTAAAATGATTTTCTCTATTAAACATGTTATCTATCCACATGTTAATAAGTTTCTACAATGTTTTACATATGTGGACAAAATACTTACCATTAGTGTACTATATCCCCCAATATTTGCAATCAAAATAATATAGACTCATATCCTCATATGTGTACAAGAGTATATGTACATAAATGGATATGAGTCTATATGTTTATGTACATATGATTATATACGTTTATAATTCTATGAGTATAGACATATATGTGCTTGAACCCATAAGAGTATAGATACTTATGCGTTTAGAATCATATACCCATAAACATATATGATTCTAAATACATAAGTACATGTGAGTATAAACATTTAAACACATATACAGATAAACATATATGTACTTATGATTATACACTCATATGAGTTTATGAATACATGTGTCTATGAGTTTATCTGTATATAATCATATGAGTTTGAATGTATAAGTACATAGAAACATATGTGTATAAAAACATATGATCATAAAAATATAGATGTTCAAGTACATAAATACATAAACATCTATGAGTATATGTGTGGCGTAAATTTATTAGAGGTCATACAACGTCAGATAAGACACTTTAGATATTTTAAGCATAAAGAGACACTAATTAAAATAAATGCCCTTAGATAGCGTTTAATTTCTATCTGAGAGCATTTGTTTTTAGTCATCATCTATAATATCGAATTCTTTACGAAATTCACGGAAAACAAATTCTGATACTTGATCTCCACTGGTTATAGTCTCTGAGAGTTCGCGTTTGTATTTTTCATAAAGATATTGACCAATTCTTAGAAATTCTTCAGCAATAATACCTTGATGATAGTTCTGAATCTCTGAATATTTTAATTCTCTTGAGATACTATCAATATAATTTACAATCTTTTTATCAATAATATAACTTGTTCTTGTCTTGCCTTTTTCTTTAGTTAGAATTTGCTTCTTAATATCTGGAGTATTTTCTACAACAGATGTTATAACTGCTTCCACAAGTGGGAGTGGTGTTATTGTTTCTTCTAAAATTTTAATAGTCTCTTCGCCAAGTATTCCTTTTGGTCTCTCGTTGGTTTCTGTTTTTACAGCCTCACGCATATTGCCACTTTGTAACTTACTTGGTCTTTTAGGAATTCCTAGCACCAAAGAAGGCTCAAACAATTGGTTAGACAAGATTTAGAACCTCCTCTGCTAAAAGATCAAAATCCTCCGATCCACTGGAATGTGGTGCTAGTTCTCCAATAAGCAAATGTTTTTCTGGGCAATCACTCAATTGACTACAGACGCGAATTGGAATTGTAGATAATTTCTGAGGGTAAGTCTCCTTAATAATATCCATAGCCTTATCTGTCCTACTTCTCATCCTGCGATCAAGCATGTTCAAAATGATTAACCCAATTTTCATGTGATGATAAATACCATCTGGATCATATTCTTTCAATAAGTCAATGTTCTGATTTACTTCATCAATTGTTTGTTGGATTTGTGTTACTCCATTAACAGAAAAGAAGTCACATAAAAGTGGAATAAATGAGGTATTAGAGGCAAGCAATGCGTTTAAATGCAGGATAGAATGAGAGGGAGAGCAATCAAAAAATATATAATCATATTGACTAAAGAATACTGAGTGTTCATCCATAATATTCTTTAGCATTAATCCAACTCCAGGTTCCATTCCTTTTTCCATAACAAGTTTACCCAACATCCTACTAGATTGTATTAGGTCAAAATTATCACGTACACGAATTATTGCCTTATCAGGAGTTGCAGTTTGATTTAATACATCTACCATTGTGGGCATTTTTCCTATATAATCTTGCACACCAAAAAATAAACCTGTGTTATTTTGAGAGTCAAGATCCATTACTAAAACCTTTTTCCCTCTTTTTGCAAGAGATGCAGAAAGATTTAAAGCTATAGTTGTTTTTCCGACCCCTCCTTTATGTGCTACCACAGAGATTATGCGAGGTTCTGCATCATGAAAAAGAGATTCTTTCTGTTCCGGTATTTTCTTTATAGCATTTAATAATCCCATATAATCATCTCCTATTATTCATATTTATCAAAAAACTCTTCTAGTGCTTTATTGACTAACCGACTTTCTGAAATGGCGTATTTGTCTTTGAAGTTTGCTAATTTATGAAGATTATCTAAGCTTATATACAGACCCTTCAGCTTTTTTAAGATAGTAGATCCTTTTGATGGCATGTCCAAGTTTTTCTTACTCATAATGACGCTCATAATCTCCTCCTAATATTAATGTTAATGTTAACATTCTACATAGATGTTAGAAACTCCTTTATTCGACAGAAAAGAATTTTGGTATATTTACGTGTCCTACTCAATATAATTTGTAATACAATTGTAATACAAATCTAAGGAGGGGTAGATATGTTATTCTGGGATTGTGGAAACTCATATGGAAAGGCACTTAACTCAAAAGGAAGAGAATTAAAGCTACTAAGTGTAATAGGAAAATCACAACCAACATTTACAGAAAAACAACTATGGGAGATTGATGGTAATTATATTGGCGAAGACGCAATACTTCACGGTTATGCACAAGATTATTCATTGGATGAGATAAAAACAAAACAATCTACTTTCAAAACTCTAACAAAATATGTATTATGTAATTACAAAAATGAGACTGAAATAGTTTTCTTATTCCCATTTGAATCATATTTTACAGAGAAAAAGCAAATAATAGAAATGTTTTCAAGAAATATAGACATTCCATATAAAGTAGGGTATACAACTTATACTCATAGTTTTAAATCATCTCTAATCAAAAGTCTCCCCCAAGGATACTGTGCTGGTATGGATTACTTCTTAGATGACGATGGAAAAGCAAAAGAAGAAATCCCAAATACTGCACTAATAATTGATATAGGAATGGGTACAGTGAACTATATTTATTTACTGAGGGGAGAAATAATTAGAGAAATGTCCCATACAACTGCAAATGGAATGCATCAAATTTATAAGAGAGGACTTCAAGGCAGAAAAATATATGAAGTAGATTTATATCAAGGATTCAATTCAGTAGCTCATTTATATCCTGATTTAGCAACATTAATTAGGTCAGATATATCAACTTATTATGAGATAAAGAAAATAGATCAAGTAGTAATTGTTGGTGGAGGAGGAACTGCCATTTATCATTTTTTGCCTTGGACAAATAAAGTTCTTCATAAAGGACAATTTTCTAATGTTAGAGGTGCAAGTAAGGTGGTGAAAAATTTATCATGGGGATTAGAACATTCAGAGACGATGAAATCCTAGCACCATTATTAGATGCTTTGCCTAAAAGAAGTAAAGTTATTAGAAGAGCTTTGTATGATTACTTTTTCAAAGGGAAAGATATAGCAATGGTAGAGGATGAGAATGTTTATATAGAGGCAATTAAGGAAGTAGAGGTTAAGATTGAGTCAGTGAATGAGATCAAATTTGATATGTTTGAAGATTAGTCCTGATTTCTCAGGACTAATCTTTTGCCATTTTCTACTAGGAATACTGTACAAACAGCACAGACTATATATGGGTATAGGGATTAAGGTGAAGTGAGGTGAATTGATAAAAATGTTAAGCAAAGTAGAAATTGATATTTTAGTTCATTTAAAATCCGAAGGACTTATTGATGAAATGAATAGCAGAACAATTAAAAATGTAAGTAAATCAATTGATCTTAATTATTTCCGTACACGCAACAATTTGACGACTTTGGTGATGAGAGGCATGGTCGGGAATGGATTTAAGGAAATGAGAAGTGGTACGTTTTTTATCACGAAGAAAGGGGTTGAAACCATTGAGAAAATTGGGTGATTACTAAAAAAGATAAAAAATTCCCCTCAAATGAGGGGATATGGCAAAGGGTAAACTTAGCTTAAATTTCCTTCACATGAAATGCTTCATGCAAATGAATATGCCACCTATTTAAACATTATGCAAGTACACTACTAAAACAAGCTACTGGCAATAGTTACCATTTGATAAACTGAGAATCCAAATCCAGCAACTCCAGTTAAAATTAATCCTAATCCTAAAAACATATTATTTCCTTCTTTCATTTTATATTTTATTTACTAAGTTGTTTTCTTGCTCACGACCATATAAGTATTATGTCCCACTAAATATATTTCATACATGAAAGGAGAAATTTTTTATGAAAACTTTAGAAACGCTACTCAACATTGCTAGTTACGGATTATTAGCATGGATGAGCGTCATTGTTGTCAGAATCGGAATTAAGTTCTTCGGAGCAAAATAATAACAGATTAATTATAAGGGGGAATCCAAATGTTAGTTGAACCATTTAGACTTCATATATTACCAATATTAGTTCAGATCGGAATGGTAATGGTGATCTACAACGTCACTATTCTTGGCTACTCACAAATTAGAAGACCAGATGTACAAAAAATGGTTGAAACTTTAAGAGGATTACTGTTTGGGTTTATATTAGTTAAAGGGTCATATTTGGCAGTAATGTTTATCAGCAATCTCATCGACAGTATTAAAATTTAATGAGGTGACATTATGATAGTAACGATAGGAGGAAATGTTTTATCAGGTTTGGTAAACCCTTTTGTGCCAAATCCTGCGTTAAGTCAACCCGAACAAGCGAATTTTATAGAAAAAGGCATATCAAAAGGCATTGAGAATGGACTTGGGAGCTTAGGGGATAGATTTATTCAAGCCTCTCAAGTTAAAGCAGAAAGTTTTGCTAAAAATATACCTGAAATAGTTACAGTTGCATTAATTAGCTACCTCATATATATAGGTTACAAATCATTTATTAAAAGAGGTAGTTTAGATGCCGACTTTGCAAAAATATATACTGCGTTCATGGCATTCATCATATTCAAATTGTTTTGGAAGGTAGTATTGAAAATATAGAATTTAGGAGGATATTATTATGCAACAGCAACCATTGATTAATTTTAGACACAGAGAAATATTGGCGACAAAACTTAAAAGAGAAACATTTGGATACAAAGTTTACTCTGTAATTCCATCCCGTTATATAGAAAGTGAAAAATCACTAGGTTCTATTTTAGATACAATCCATTCAATTCATGAGGGAAAAATTAAATATGACTACCTGAATAAAGCACTTGTAGTTAACCAATCAAGTCCTGTTTATTATGAGATATTATATGAAGGTAAAAATATTAGCTTTAATTATATTATACCAGACAAATATACAGGGGTATTAGTTAATAAAATTGACCGTGTATTTAAAGTCGCTGCGGTGAAGGAACTTGAGGAAGATTATTTCCATAATTTTGTAAATAAATATTATTGTACTTTTACACAAAAAAAGCATTTTATGTTTTCATTAAATACTAATGCTGATGAGGGATTATTGGAAAATTTATTATCGGTTATTAACTCAGTGCAACCAGACGATAAAATTTTAATGCAGGTAGCAATTTCTCCATTAAATGATACGTGGAAAGAGGACTGGGCAAAAGCTAACATTAAGCATAAGAATGGTGAGGAATTAAAAGTTCATCCAAGTGCTGTTATTGCAGGTATTGAGGGAATCATTGGTGGTGTAGAAAGCCTTTTAAATATATTGGATATAGTTGTTGGAGTAGACAAAAAAGAAATAGAAGCATATGAGAAGAAAGGCAAACAAGTAGAAAAGTGGGGAGGCAATATGTATAGAAATTCACACATGTCAACCCAAAAAATAAATGGTCGTGGGTTTGAAACTCAGATTAGAATGTATTGTACTAGTGAAGAGAGAACAAGGTATTATCAAAAAATATTCTCAGGAGTATTTAAAATATTAGACGCAGAACAAGAACTAGAATTTAATAAAATTGCGAAACATAAAACAAGTAAAAGGGAATTTGTTGGACACTTGGCTAGTAAAAATATATTTTCTACAAAAGAGCTACTACCCTTCATCAGACTTCCTAATCGTCGAATGCAAGTTGACTTCAAATCTGCTATGAAAGGTACTATAGAAAATACTGAAAATATTATTCCAGAAGAATTAAAAAAAGGCAACATTAAAATAGGAGATGCTAGTTACAAGGGAGTAAAAATACCAACATATTTCCCAACTGATTATGCCATGAGCGCAATGCCTACAGTGCTTTGTGGCCCAATGAGAGCTGGCAAGACTGAGAAAATAAAGCATTTCATAATCGAAGCAATAAAATCTGGTAGTAGTGTAATTTGTATTGATACCATTAAAAATTGTGAGGTAGTTGAAGACGTTAGGGATTATATGCCAGAAGAATTTGCAGATAAGTTGATAATATTAGACTATAGCAATATAAGACTTAGACTTCCATTAGCTTTTAATGAGATGGTAGATGTTAAGTTCAAAGATCATATTGATGAAATGATGGCAGCGTCTCATTTGACAGGAAGTTTAATAGGTTTTGTAAATGCAGTCTCAGGGTTTGATGACGAACTTACGCCAAAAATGAAAAGGAATTTATCAGTTGCAGGGAAGATTGTTTTGTCTCAAAAAAATTCAACAATAAAAAATGTTTTTGATGTACTAGGAGAATGCGATATTAGAGAACAATTCATTCAATCTTCAGGACTTCCAGAGTCTAACAGCATGATACAGCAATTGCGATTATTAGACGATGGCAAAGGTGGAACTAATTATGCAATGGTGTCTGGAATTCTAGACAGAGCAAGTGCAATTATGAACGATTATTGTTCGGAGGTATTACTATCTACACCAAGTAATCCAGAGATAAATTTTACTAAATTCGCCAATGAGGGCAAATGTGTTCTGATTCGTATGAGTGAAAACACATTTGATAGAGAAGCATTAAGACCATTAATTACGTTCCTTTATTTTAAGGTTTGGCTGGCAGTTGCGACAGCAAGAGCAAAAATTGACAAACCTAAAATGTGCTATCTTGTGATCGACGAAATACATTTGTATCCAGAGATAGCGACATTCTTATCTTCTAAAGCCAAGGAAAGCGCGAAGTTCGGACTCAATTATTTAATCACATCCCATTTTTTACCAGATATGAAACGCCTTTTACCAAATCTAAAATCAGCAGGTGCAAATTTTATTATGTTGGGTGGAACTAGTAGGGAAAATTATAAACTTTTAGAAACTGAGCTAATGCAAGGGGATGTTAGTGTAGAAGAAGCAATGACTACTAAACCATTTCACTCTCTAAATATCATTAACTATAATAGGCAATACGCAGTATACACAAGTAAGTCATACCCTGAATGGAAGAAATGTGGTTGGCTCCATAAAACAGATAGAAGCTATTTAGACTTAGAACATTCAAAGAAATATGGAATTCCATTTGAAGGGTAGGAGGAAATGATATGGCAATCAAGGATTACCCCACCACCACAACTTTTCATGAAATAGATTCATTCCACCCACAACCTCATTCAGGAACAGATTATGCATTGCCCCTCTATACACCTCTAGAAGCGATTTCAGATGGAGTTATAACTGGAGTATCAACTAATGATATGCTAGGCAACAACATACGCTATAAGACTCCTGATGGCAAAGTAATTGTATATGGACACTTAGCTGAGTTTGATGCTAAAGTCGGTGATCAGATTCATCAAGGTCAAATTATTGCCAAATCTGGTGGTCTGCCTGGGATGCAAGGTGCAGGTCACTCCACTGGCCCACATTTGCATTTATCTATCTATAATAGTTCTGGAACTTTAGTTGATCCTACCCCTTATGTATTAAATGGAATACAATCAAGTAATCAGGGAAGCCCTTTTGTAATACCTGTACTACTGATCTTGATGCTTGTAATAATATATAAATTTAAAAAGGTGTTTGCTTATGGGTTCGGAATCTTTGCGATATTAACCATTTTATTCATTGTTTCTTGATTTTTTATGTATAAATCATTTGTCTATTGTATAGAATTATGGTAATGTAATGAAAAGAACGTTTTAAACGAAATAAGGAGGATTTTAATATGGGTGACGTAAAAAATATTAGAGAGCCAAATTGGGGAGATGAAGACTCAGATATGATTCAACGAGAAAATAAGAGTGATGAAATCTGGGAGACATCAAAAAGTGAAAGTTTAATTGCAGAAGATGAAGAAGTACAAACCCAAAAAGATGCTAAAATACTCAAAAAAGAAATAAGGTTAAATAATAAAGAAATTAAAAACCATATTAAAAATAAAGAATTTGAGTGGGAGTTCTCTCCTGTAATTCCAATTTACAGACAAGGAGAGATTAGAAAATATAATACAACAATTTCAGCCTATGATTTGGCTTCCATTTTTCAATCAGGAGTGGCTAAATATATTCCTTCGATCCAAAGAGGGACAAAAATTTTACCTTCAGGGAAAGAGCAAGATAGTTTTTCAACAAAGCACGTAAATGAAATACTTCATGCATTCCTTGAAAACCGTATCCACGGAAATACAATCGTGTTCAATTATTCTTTAGATAATGAAACTAATCTTGAGTATAGCGAAAATGAAGGTAAAATATCAGGTAGTGAAAACTTACAAATTCTGGATGGTAGTCACAGGGCAAGATCAGCTCTCAAATGGAAGAAACTATGGGAGCGTAATCCTGATCAATATGAAGACCCTAGGCAATATCAATTGGCTTGTTGTGTAGAAAATATTTCAGATAATGATGCTAAACAACTTTTTGCAGAATATAATAATTTTGCATTAAAAGTTAACAAAACCAGAATTAGCTTTTTGGATGTCGAGAATAGTTCAAATCAAATTGTAAGAAAAATTATGAAGGAATCAGATTTAAAAGGAAAGATAGAAACTGTTAGTACAAGTATACGACATTCATCTCCTAATGTTGTAACTTTTGGAGTATTAACAAATGCGATCAAAAAATTTTATGCCCCTCAAACCAAACGTGAACAAGAAGATATTTCAAATTATCTTGTTGAATTCATCGACGAATTAGTAAATATCTTTCCAGAATTCCTAGCTAATCCAGATTTAGAAAAACGTAATGAATTAAAGAAACAGTATTTTACAATAGAACCGATGGCGTTTGGAGCTTGGGTTGCTTTAAGTTCTGAATTAAGAGGGGATACAAACTGGAAGAAAAAACTATCTAAACTTAAAGATAGTGATTTCCTTTTAAGAGATAAAGATCATTTCAAACAAATTTTACGTGAAGGTGGGAGAGTGATAAATACTAGCAGTACGCAAAAATATTTCTCACAAATCTTAATTGACTTTATAACAAAATAAAACGGATAAAAAAGGAGTATCAATTAAGATACTCCTTTAAGTTTGAAATATTGTTTTAAGCTATTTAATTATTAATCTAGTAACATCTAATCCAAGCAAATTAATCATCCAAAAATATAAATTTATACAAATATTAGTAAACATAATTATTTCTCCTTTGTATTTATTTAACTTGATTAGAAATTGCTAAGGCAACCGCATCATCCATGATTTTCTGTACAGACTCAGTGGCAATTTTAGTAGCTAATTCTTGCATTTGTGTTGAAACTGCTTGCTGAATTGCAACGATATTTAAAACTGGGACTACAGGTAAAATTTCTTCCGTTAGAGCAACAATTGGAACAATTTCAGGAGTAGCCTCAACACTAGGTACAGCAACGGTTTCAGGGTTTACTAATAATTCAGGAATAGTAGCATCTTCTTGAATTTGACCTTCGGTTGAGTCAGATTCTTCTAAGGGTAAACTTGTTAAGGGTGCTATATTCTGAACGATTACAGGGGCTTCTGTGAGCGTTATTAATCCTTTTTTAATTTCATTTACGCTAGGCTCAATTAAATTTTTCCATTGATCGTTAGAAAGTTTGATACCATATTTCGATGCTAATTCCTTGGCAGACGCAAGGGCAGAATTAAATTTTGCTTCATTATTTAGGTCTAATTCCGAACTAACTTGATTAGCAAATGTTACAGCATTTAATGAAATAACTTTTGCTGTATGCAATTGTTTTGCATTAGCATGATTACGAATAAAAAGTACCACATATCCTACCAAAATTGGGGTAGCTGTTGTGACTACAGTTAATAAAATATTATAGATCATTGTTTGAAAATCCATTTTAATCCATCTCCTATTTATTTATAATTTATCCTAATCTCATTGAGATTTATTACTACATTAAATTTGGGGCAAACATCTTAACAAGACCCAATACTGAGCCGAGAATATATGTTATCAAAAACGTTATTCCTGCTACCTTATATAATTTGGCATTCTTAGCAGGTTCTTCTTTTATCTCAGTTATAGCTTGCATTACAGCAATTTGATTTTCCTTTGTTTCCTTCGCTAAAGCCAACTGACTCTCCTTGGTTTCTTTTGCCATTAAGGTTTGACTATCTTGAATCTGTCTAATATATATTCTTGTCTCAGTATGAGAATCCCTCATGCTTAACATATCTTTATTCTGTTCTTTAGCATGTTCCTTTGCAGTTTCCTTAATGTCCAAAACATCTGATTTTAGACGATCTATATCTGACTTCATTATACACTTACAATCCTCTGCCATAATTCTCTGCCCTCCTATTATTTAATTTATTATTTAGAGGCTATGAGTTCTCACCCTCATAGCCTCTTTTGATAATTAAAGTATTACCATTGAATAAAACCAATAGAACCAAAACATACAAATACCCCCTTTTCTTATTTAGGTGTATTTTAAGACACTGATTTCTCAATGCCAAAAATGGTTATCTGATTTAATTTTAATGTGAGAGAGTTAAGCAGAGAGGATAGCATTGAATTATTAATGTATTAAAGTAATTGATGTTTACATAATTATAGCTACCAGTCTGGTATATATTTCTCAATCAAAACGCCACCTTTATTTATAACCATTTTTAATTTATTTTTGCCCATGAAAATATCCCCCTAATATAAGTGGTATAATTATTTCTGCAATTTAGAGGTTTTCCACTTTACTTTCCTCTATTTTTATGATAGTATTAGACAAGCACTATATCCAATTTATAGTGCTTGAACATTCAAGAGTAGAAAGAGGGCAAATTCTTTCTACTCTTGTTTTTATTGAATTAAAGACCACCCATATATGCTGAGTATCCACTTTTAGAATTTAATCCTTTATCCGTGTTGTAAACTAAATGAACAAATCCATTTTTCTTATATAAAGGGGTAGCAGATTCACGTGGAGAAAGTGAGCCAATTTTTAAATTCTTATTTGCTTCTTGATAAATATTCTCACCAGTTGAACCATTATGCCAAGTGCCTTGTGACAGATAAACTATATTTGTATTTCGCACGAATCCTGACGCTACACCTTTAGACGTAGGGTACTCAAGCTTCACTAGACCAGAGGTATACCCAACGTCAAGCACTGTCACTACGTCGTTATTTGAAACATAATGTCCTGCTTGCTTAATTCCATTTGCATCCCTTATGTAGAGATCAGTGCCAACAACTTTTGCATTATTAGGATATGAAAAATTCAATGGTGCTTGGGTAGGAGTTTCATCAGACCTAGATACAACAGGAGCAACATTAGGAGTTTTCCCTGCGACAATAGTAATAGGACTTCCTGCTAGTCTAGCTTTAAATTCATACCATTTTTCCCAATTATTTGACGAAAATGATCCAGGGCAATTTTTGCCTGAGCAGTCGAAATGTCTCTGGCAATAATCTATAGATATTCCTAATTCAATCATCAAATACTTAACTAAATCTAATGTATTTTGTACAGTCTGATCAGATGGCATATGATCATTCTCTAAACACATTTCTATATTCACGGTGTTTCCGTTTGTCTTTCCACGTTCTCCTCTACCATCGCCCACTGCCCACGAATATCTTGTATGATAATCTATTGCTTGAATTATATTGTTTGAATCCACAAAGAAGTCTGCGCTTGCATTTCTATTACCGCCTGCAAAATAATCTCTGTTATTTTTTGCAGTTGAAATTCCACCCACATCATGAACGATAATATATTTAGCACTTTCACTTCTTGCAGATGAATTATAATTAATTAGTAGCTTTTGTATTTGTAACATTCCTTTTTCCTCCATTAATTTATTTGTTGTTATTAAAACAACACAAAAAGAGATAGCACTACACTACCTCTATAAAACAGCAATATATGAAATTGTAAGATATTGTAACTTCCATTTACTCCGGCATGCTTCCATATGCTCGATATTCCTAGACTATAAATCCCATAAAAGAGTTATTTTATTTCCGTCTAATTGAGAATTAGAATTTACTTTAGGACTGTAGATTAGTATACAATCCTAAATTGTGAAATATAAATCTATGTCG